TCCTGCATCGCCGGTAATACCTCCAGAGACATTCCACCAGTCGTACTGGAATGTAACACTGAACTCTTCGATCTGATCAGTAGCTTCCCAATTCATTTCAATTGGTGCAATTTCTACTGGAAACAACCCGTTAAAGTTATAAACTCTTAATGGAACACCGGTTTTCGAGAATTGAGTAATTTGTGCCTGTGACTTATACTGCAACGGTGATGCACTATTAAAAGCTGTAATATTACCTTGGTGCGAGTTGATTGCGGCCATCCAATTTTCTAAAGCATTTCGAATAAGAAAATCTTCATCGTTGATTACATTAACTGTCCACGGCTCAAACGTTCTATCACCATGAATTTTAATTTTACGACCAAAATATGGAACTTCAATTGTACCAAGAGTAGAAGCTGGAATTGTTGCTGCTTTTACCAAAAATGGCACTTTAATATCAGCAACACCGTTTACTGGATTCGTAATCTGTACTTGGAAGAGCGATCCCTTCGCTCCCCCAAATGTTAATTGGCTTTTTAGATCATTGATATTGAACGCCATAGTATTATCTCCTTATCTTTATAGTATTTATACTCTTAGCGTTGCCCAATGATTTCTTCAAATTCTACACCAGTTCTAACTGCTACAAAATTCAATTGAATAAAGTTAATTGCACGAGCAGGTTTAATGTAAATATCACCAACAAACTCATTACGATCAATGACTTCTGGTGTGTTATTTGATTCATCACATACAACTCTAAAGTCGTAAATACCTCTACGGCCTTGGACATCTCTTAAAAATGGTTCAACAATATTTCTAAATCCGGCGCGGGTGAATTCATCGTTAAACTCAAATAGTGTTGAATTTGACGCACGAGTAATTGCCTTTTCAAGAACGATAAATAAACGTCTAACGTTAATTCGATCGAAAGCCGAAGGCTTAATTAAGTGTGTTTTATCGCCAAATAGAAGAACGCCTTGACCGGGTTGAGCAATTACTGGATTTACTGCAGCTTTATATAGTTCATTACGATCAGCTTTTACAGGATTATACGCTAGTTTAATTACGTTTTTGATCGATCCTCGATTGTAACCGGCTGGAGAAAACCATGGATCTCTTTGATCGTCTGTTTTAGCACATAGGCCAGCAATATCGCCATTCAATGGAGTATACACATACTTATCGTTGTAGCGGTCATATCTATACTTGTAGCCAGAGTCGACTACTGTATAAGATGAAGGTGTAAGAGAATTAGAAAAGCCTGTAACATTAGCGAGCTTACCTGATACATCGACAACGTCAGATCGAGCAGGAGACACAAATAACATAGCATCTTTTCTTGATTCAACAATGGTTGTTAAGTAATTTGCGAGCTGAACGTCATTAGTGCCGCGTGCTGGCCCTTGCATAAGGAGAGAAATGTCAATTTCTTCTGGGTTTGCAAAAGTATCATATGCTGTTTGTAAAGACCCAATAACGACGGTGTTTTCATCGGCACCATTTGTACCACTTGTCAGCGCGCCATCTAGTGCTGATGAAAGTGGAGCGCTGTTTGCGTTTGTTAGCTTTACATATTTTGACTTTGTATTGATTACATCTGCGTAGAAATTGTTTGTACCATCTGGCTTTTTAGCACCTACAGTAAGAGATACATCTTCATACACTTCGAGAATAGCATTAGAAGCACCAGCAAAAACACCGGTGGTATCGAGCACGATGATGTGGGCATCACCAGCGGCCGGAACAGATGAAACTATAGACTGTAAAACTGTATTCGAACTTGAGTAAGTGGTGTTTGTCGCCATGATGACTTTAATTGAGTTTCCAAGTTCACCTGGATACTTCGCAGAAAATCCAACTTGTTGCGCAACAGTGTTAGCTGCAGGTGAAGCAGTATTTCCGCTGTTTACACGAGTAACATATAGAGAGTTACCGTATGCAAGGAAGTCTGCTGCTGTAAAGAAAGTTTCAATGTTGAAACTTGTAACAGGCTTACCAAAACGATTTACGAGATCTACTTCAGATGAAACAAGGATTGGTTCATTCACTGGGCCCCATGCGAAAACACCGGCAATTGCGCCAGTAGTTGTTGACACCGCAGGAACAACTGTAGTCAGATCGATCTCAGAAACGTTAATGCCTGGACTTAGTTGGAATGCCATATTATATCTCCTTTTGTGAGCATTATTTTAAGGTCTACTATTCCTTTTATTTATAATACGGGCGATTACCAATTTAGCCAATCATTAGATCTTATCATTGGCACTTCAACAGGTTCAATATCATCATATGTTAATCCAAATGGTAATAATTCATCCATAATTTCTGAATCAGTTTTTTCGCGCAATTTCATCATTGTGTTTATATCTGTTATTTCTTTAAAAAATGACTGGGTAGTTAGCCATGCAAATAACACTAATCCCATTACTAGATCGTCATGGCGTCCTGATTCTGCTTCATATGATGATCCTTTACGAGAGAATGTCGACAGCTCATTGATTGTTTGGAAATCATGCAATATTAATTGGTTTTGTTCACACAATAGTTTTAAAACTGAACAGCCTATAGATTTCACTTGCTTAGTGGTACGAATACCCTTATCAACGTTTGATCCATATCCACCGGATATTCTTTTACCGCTTCTTCCAGCTGACTCAGTATGTAACAGAGACTCTACTTCAAAGTCAAAATGTAATGTGTCAGAAACTTGAGCACCAATATCATTTACTTCAACAAGAATAAACGCATCGTTGTAAGACTTTGTCGTGCGGAATATGATATCAGCGTAATCAACTGGTGTAATTATGTTGTTTCGATACGTTGCAACTTGCTTATATGGCATCTGACTTACGTCAATAATATGAAACGCTGAGTAGTCTAGGCCTTTGCCTCTTGATACATCTACTATACAAACATATGTACGGTTTTTTTCTGGCACGTGATATACAGACAATCCTTGAGAAGCATGAATAGGATCATGGTAAGACGCTTGTAAACGCTTAAGTGTAGTACCATCAATAAGCGTACCTGATGAACCAACAAATTCACAACAATATTCCTGAGAGAATTTTTGCATATCAAAATTAAGAGCTTCAAGTGTTTCTTGTTTCCAAGCATCACCTCGACCAGGTACAAGATCCCACGTTACTTCAACATATTTGTATCCATTAACACCTTGTTTGGCGCCTTCACAGACCTTAAAGAAGTGATTAAGGCCATTTGGAGTAGAAGTCATTAGCAGTTTGGTTTCTTCACCTGATGAAATAGTAGGATATACAGAAGCAAAGAATTCATCATATCCCTCAACGAAGGCACACTCGTCAATATACAAAAAGGCGATTGACTTTCCTCGAATAGAGCTCGAAGTAGTAGTACCGGCATATATTTTACAACCGTTTTCAAGTTCAATTGAGTTTTTATTCCACTCGTCAATTCCGTGTTGCATCCATTTTGGTAAATTTTCATACGCAAGCTTAATGCGTTCCAAAACTTCCTTTGCGCCATCACCCTTATTTGAAAGTATACCAACAGTTTTAAACTCATTAAAGATAATGTAGTGAAGAATGATTGCAACAGCAGTCGTGGTTTTACCAGCTTGTCTCGCGGTCAGAACTGCCACACGCCGATTATTAAAGATTTTTAGAGCAATATCCTTTTGATAATCGTACATTTTAAGCGGAATTAGACCTCTATCAACGTGTACGATCTTGATATAGTTTTCTGCAAAATAGATTGGGTCCATCATGCATTTAGCCATTTCAGTCATTTGTTCTGAAGTCCAATTTTGGCTTTGTCCGGTGCGTTTAAGGAGATTATTGCCTAAATAACCGCCCCTTTGTCTTTCAGTCGCTAATTCCATCTTTTTTCATTCCTGTCAATACCTTAAGTAAATCATGTGTAGTACCAACAAACAAATTATTGTTAGTTATACCAACGTTGTTTTGTTGTATACCATCATTACTCTCTTCTTGAGCTTTAGTTTTTGAAAGCTTCACTAAATCTTTATTTGCGTTGACTAAAGTTTTCATCGTTGTTGCTAATGCTTCATAAACATCTGGGCGTTGTGCCTGTCCAGCAATATTAAGAAGATCTTTTAATGCTTCTGTACCAGTTTCAATTACGTTATACATGTTTTTACGAGCGTAATCAAAATCAGTATCTGCTTGATCTTGTCGCGTTTCGATTGTTTTTGGCATAGATGAAGAATTAGAATCGCTAGCTGGTATATTACTTGATAGCGCCTTAGATAATATTTTTGCATTAGAAGATAACTTTTTAGGTGTATCTTCTACTATTTCTGCTTCTTCTACCTTTCCAATTGGAGGTAGCCCTAAGTATTTTCCTATATTGTCAGTCATTATCTTCTATTTGCACTAAATATGCCCAGTCATCGTCAATACTAATATTTGCATATGATATTGTTTGACTTATATCTGTCGTAGGTTGTCCGTTTGCCGTTAATCCAGGTTGAACAGTAATTGATTGGTATGGCGAATTTGCAGTCATCGAACCATATACATTTGCTGTTACAAACTTAATAATTTTCTTTTCAGCTACTGGGCCGAAATAATATCCCTTTAGTGTGAAGTTTAAAGTCCAAATTAATGCTCTTCTTTCATCATATGATCCTTCGTATGTATCTTCTGTAGTTATTGAATTCAATACGATTGGTATATCTAAATTCAAATCCATAGTATCTATAAGCTTAGCAGTAACAACAAACTCCGGTTTAAAAAACGGCAAAATTTGTTCAATGATCTTTGTACCATCTTCAGCATATTTTGTCATAATACTAAGAGTAAAATCTATATTATATGGGGCTGGAGTATACTGAGTACGTACTCTATCCTTCGCTAAAACTGATTTAGTGTTTCGAATAATTTGCGATAAATTTCTACTGCCATCATAACTAATTGATGTAATCTCAAAAGACATTCTTGGCAATGAAATGGCCTGTGCTTTAAACTCAGGATCTTGTTGTATCTTTGTTAAAAACTTTTGAACTGGTCCATAGTTAATAGGAACCTTGAAGCGTTGAGTTTCTACATTTAAGTTATCAGCTCTACCAATTGAGATATTATTGAAGAGTGTACCTAGAATTGCAACATATCTTCTAGTAGTCTGATGATAAAAATCTTGACCGAACACTATATATTATCTCCAAAGGGGTTATCAGCACTAAAATCTAGTATTGCATCGGCGGTTGTTTCAAATGTAAGATTATCAGCAATAGGATCAATAGCTTCTATACCAGCAATTGTGTTATTTGCACTAGTTCTATGCGGATTGAGAAGAGTATCAATTTCTCTTATACCAGTATTAAACACTTCGTTAGAATATTCAAATAGTTCACAGCGTAAATCATACATTTGCAAGGCACCCATCTGATAAAAGATTGGCTTATTATCAACAAACATCACCTCAAAAATCTTATTGTTAAGGGGAAAATATATTAAATCGCCTTCTTTTGGTCGAAATTCATCGTTATAGGAGCCAACATTTTCAGTAAATCTTCGTATTGATACAGAAAACGTAATTGAATCACGGATTTGTAGTCCAAACTTGGATAAGAATTGACCATCTCCTTCAAATCCTTCTACGTTTTTAATATACATTTCGATCATATAAGCTTCTTTGAATACTGGCTGATCGTCTTCATTAAGAACATCATCGAGTGCTCCAAGCTTTCTTGGAAGATACCATATATTCATTCCATACATACGGATCGATTCAATGACCAGATCTTCAATAAGAGTCTGCTCCGTTGAATTTGAAAAATTTCCGAAGTAGTTGTTAACAGCCATATTATATCCTATTCGTTATATCATAGTGTATACAAATGTATACACTCAGCCGATCATATCGGTTACCGGCAAAGAGAAAGAAATAATCATGTCTTCTTCCATTCTACGAATATCTTCTCTTGCGTCGTCAAGGATTTTTTCTCCATTAAACTGAACACCGCCTGGCAAATTCATACCGGTGAATTTTGTAAGATTTCGGCCCCAGTTTTCCTGTATTCGCGCAGTTGCATAATTCTGAAGCCATCTATCTTTCCAAACATCTTGATAGATATTAGGATCTACAATCTGATAGCATTCATATATTAGGAATTCTCCAACCTTAAGCTTGTTTTTATTAACATCTATATAAAGCTTATTCACGTGCCTGTTATAGCGAATTGGCTGTTCACCGGTTAAAAGTTCTCTCATGAATTCTAGATGTTGAAATGACATGTAGTAATTTATTAAATCGTAATTAACAAAATCATGAATGTTATTCAAAACAAACTGATACTCCGCGCTAAACATACCAGACCCGGTTAGTTTGCCACTAATTGGGAATATATTCACCACCCCAATTACGTTTTCTGGCACTGGTATATAGCCATTATCTATATCTTCTTGGGTCATCTGGCGTTTGGCGTAAATCTTTTCGGTGCCATCAAAGTGATAATCCCAGTAATAACTTAAGGCTTCGTCAATACGATCTTCAACTTGATCGCCATCAACGTTAATTTCAATAACCGGCTTACCTAATTTACGTAAGCAATATTCTTTGAACTGAGCTCTTGTCGTAGGTTGTGCCATTGTTATATCTCTCCCCTATATAGATATTTATATCTTACTTCAGTAAGATAATTATCATTTCATTAGAATAACACGAATTGGACATCTGGTTCTATTGGTTTAAATGGTTCTGCGTTAAGCCAAATTGGAGTAGCATCCTTTGTTATTATTGGCCGCCCGCTAATGCCTCCTCCAACATAATCATTATTAGATTCATTTGGATCTTCAGCGTTTGGAATATTAAATTGTGCTATTGTTCTTAGCCCAGGGTTACCATATCCATTTACTAGATACATTTTGTTGCCATTCGACTTAAAAAACACACCCTGCGCGCTGAAGCTGACGTAATTCCCCGCACCGGCAAAATAAAAGAATTCACTATATGAAACTGTATTTATCTCCCAAGGTGTAGAAAGTGTGAATTCAACAATTGCAGGGTCACCGCCAACGCATACATACATTTTTGTCCCATCAGATTTAAATGTAGTCGCGCCACCACCAAATGAATAACCAATTTCTGTTACAAATGATGAAATGTATGACGCAGTAGTTATGTCCCACGCCGTTGACAAATCGTATTGGTATATCCGGAGCTGATCAGTTATATACATTTTTGTGCCACCTGTACTAAATGTGATGTTTTGCAGATATCCTTGTAACACACCATTTGGTCTACTTACAGTTATAACATTCGCATTGAATGATCTCGAACTGTATGATACAGATCCTATGTTCCACGGTATAAAAAGATCATACTCGTAAACAACACCACTTGCATCAAGAGTATACATCGTATTCCCACCTGGCTTAAAAAACATCCCGCATCTGGTGGTAACATTAATAAAAGAAACACCTGTATATGTTGCTGAATTCACATTCCATGGTGTAGAAAGCGTATATTGTAAAATTTTACCATGCGAGTTATCTGTTATATTTAAAATATAAAGAATAGAACCAGTATCATCAAATGATATAGCTGCTAGTGCACCTTGGGTTACTTGTGGTGTTGCATCGAACATATTTGCATACGTAAATAGGTCTAAATTCCACGAAATTGCTTCTGCCGTATCGACGTTGTATTGAAACACTGAATTGGCAGCCACAGCAAATAATTTTGATCCGCTATATGCAAAAGTAATTCCAAATGGACTGCCGCCAGTTTGTGCAGATATATTAAATGATTTATTATATGAAGCTGTTGATATATTCCATGGCGTAGAAAGTGTATATTGCAAAACCCGTGGATTTTGGCCTTGTTGGCCTAGAATAAACATTCGAGTGCCAGTATCATTGAATTCTATATCTACTGGTAAAGAATCTTGTGCAAGAGTGTTGAAACTGGTTGTAAATTGGGCCGTATTTATCTCCCAAGGAGTAGAAAGCGTATATTGATAAAAATTTTGATTACCTGATACGCTTGACCCAAGATACATCTTAGACCCGTCATCGCTAAATGTAATTCCTATCGCCCCTGCTGTTTGATTCGCAAACCCGAAACTTTTCCCAGTATATGAAGCGGTTGATATATCAGCTGGAGTAGAAAGCGTATATTGGTCAATAGTTTTTTTAGCCGCATGAACATAGTACATAGTGGTACCGTTTGGATTAATGGCAAAAGATCGACCAGATTCAGATGGTTGTGTATTAAATGAATACTCACGACTATATACAGCGGTTGAGATGTCTTGAGGCGTTAACAATGTATATTGTAATATTTTCCTTTGATTATAATCAAAAAGATATACTATAACTCCGTCTCCAGTAAAGGCAATATCTGTTATGTTTATATTAGACGCTAATGAAAGACTCTTAGAGCTATATGATACGGAAGTTAAGTCCCATCCTCCAACATAAAATCCGGGAGAACTAATACTAGGATATTGATTTACAAAAAGTATTCCACCGTTTGGTCCAATTGAAGTTTTATTTGTTTTATCAAGTTGAACAAGGACCGTTCTATCTGATAACGCTGTTGGAGTACGATACACTAACCGTGAATCTGGAAGAGTTACCACTGGCTTACGTGATAATGGTGTTTGCACTGGTATGGCTATAGATGTTTGAGTTGGACTTTCTTCGTACCCAGAAAGTCCAGCACCCACCTTTTGAAAATATCTTTTACATAACATAAGTTCTGTATTTGGATCACGCGGTTTGTAATCAGAAGCTGCAGCTGTAGTAAGAGCGCCATATCTAATATGTATGCCCCACAAATCTACACCGATCACTTGTGCCCCAAGCGAGTTTGTTCTAGAAGATGTTCCACTTCCTGATGACATCCAGAAATTTACTCCAAGACAATCGTCTCTATTCTCGCCTATAGTTTTTCCTGAAATGGATGGGACACTAAACGTAGCAGCAAATGGCGCGAAAGATTCGGTTAAAGATATAGTAACCGGAGATATATTCACACGAGTTGAAGGCATTCCTCCAGTGCCAAATATCTGTGTTAATTCAATTGCCATATTTCCAGATCCGGAGCTTCTTCGGGCCCATCCAAGTACAGTGATGGTTTGCCCAGCGTAACTCCGAACACCTTCAATATACTGAGATGTAACTGCAAAGTTTTCAATTCCGTTTTGTCCGGAAATGGAGTGCCTAAGAAAATAATTTATGTTATTTCCAGCTAATGTATCGCCAGGCAATGCTTTTTGTTGGGTATGAATACTATTACCACCATAATACGAATTTCTCCAGCGATCAGCCGTATAGCCCGCTTGAATGAAACTTATTCCTCTTTGCCATATACCAAAATCACCATTAATGATTAGATCCTCACGACTACTAAACGGGTTTCCTCCAGATCCTCCAGATGATCCTCCTCCGCCAGTAATAGTTGTTGTAATATTAACATTACTTGACCCATCAAAGCTTACTGATCCAGTAACTCCTCCAGACAACGATATAGTTCTTGGAGTTTCAAGTTTAGATGCAGTATTAGCGTTTCCAGTAATAGTTGTTGTAATATTAACATTACTTGACCCATCAAAGCTTACTGATCCAGTAACTCCTCCAGACAACGATATAGTTCTTGGAGTTTCAAGTTTAGATGCAGTATTAGCGTTTCCAGTAA